TTAACTGGCCTTTCTTTTGTCATTCCGGGACTTTTTCCGGGACTCTGCAAGCCGTTCCACAGCGGCGGCAACATCCTCATCCAGCACGTGCGCATACCGCAGGGTGCTCTTGATATCGCGATGATTCATCGCCTTCTGGACGAGCTTGAGGTTCCCGCTATCGCGAAGTAGCTTAGTCCCAAAGTCATGCCGAAAATCGTGAAAACGGAAATCGCTCAGGCCGGCACGAGTTCGAATCTTCTGCCAAGCAGTTTTGGTACCGTTGTAGGTGATCGGATAGCGCTCACCTCGAACCAAGCCCAGCCGTCGATTGCCGTATACGGCGACGTAGGTAAAGACGAACTCCGGATGCTGGCCTTGTAGAGGAAAAAGGATATCCCGAACGCTATCAGTGATCGGAAACACCACGCGCCGGCCGCCCTTGCCGATGCGCACAATCTGTCGAGTGTCGAAGTCAACCTCTGGCCAACGCAGCGTTACGCATTCTTTTAGTCTGATGCCGCTCGCACGGACGAAGTCGAAGAAGGCGCCGTAGTCGTCGCGGATGGCATCCTCGATTGCTTCCGCTTCTTGGCCTTTCAATTCACGGACACGCTCTTCCGGCTCCTGTAACAAAAGCTCTTCCCACTTCGGTTCCCTGTCAAAATCGCAACCTTCGGCCTTAGCGAATTTGAATAGCCGTTGCAGCACCTTGATAGTTGACCGATTTACGGTGGCGTTGGCCACCAGGGGCAGCGCGTCCGTCTGCTGTTTGGTTGGCTTGCCGCGGCGGTGGACTCGATGGCCGCGCCGCCACGCGACCAGCTTCTTGGCTTCGCCATGGCCGATTGCAGTCAAAGGGGTTGCCTCACCAAAATATTCGACCAGCCGCGCAAGGTTGGTCTCAGTTGCTTTAGGGTCCGCGTCATATTGCGCCTGGTCATTCCACAGCCGATCCGCAACATCATCGATCGCAAGCGACTCCTTGGAACGCCTTCTTGCCTTTAGCAGCGCCCTCGCCTTCTCTACTTCTGCATTCTCGAATCTGATGGCGTCTTTGCGCGACGTGCATTTCGTTGAGCCATGAAACCGATGACCGTTGATTTGGAAGTCGAACTGGTAGTACGGCGAACGCTTGTCGCGATAGACGGACACGCTTCCCTCCTTCGGCGCCTCTCTGTGAACTCTTGAATGTCCTGCTCTGTATATCGTCGGCGCGGACGCTTCTTGCCACGTCCGACGTTGATGTAACTAATCTCGCCGTCGGCCGTAAGCGCGCTAAGCTGCTCCTCGGTAATGCGAAGCTGGAATGCTGCCTCTTTGGCAGTGAGCAAGATCCCGGACATCAGGCAACTTTCGATTGCCCGAGCAATGCGCCGGTCGGTGAGCACCACCCCTCAGGATCGGCCTCCCAGGCTTCGACGTCCGATTTGCGCCAAGCGACCTTCCCTGGCGAGATCCGGACGCGCCTGGGGAATCGCCCCTTCCGCTCCATTCGCCACATCGTCACGGTCGAGAACGGCAGCCGCTCTGCTAGTTCGTCGATCAAAAAAAACTTGCACGTTGGTGCACTGCTCATAGGGGGCAACTCCCAAAGGAAACGCGATACACTTCCCTCCGAAAGAAACAGCACCTGTTCGGTTGCTCCGAACTAGATCGCTTTCTTCCCCAGCCCAATTCGCTACTGCCGTGATTTGCCGGGAAAAGAGAAGCGCGATTTCAGTAATCCACAATCCCCCCACAGCCGATTTCAAGAACTTGCGCGGCTGCTCAGCCAAAGCGGAAGCCCGCCGGTTCCCGCCCGGCGGGAATTGCTGGGCCGCTCGGAAAAACTCGAACCTCCGACCATCGGAATCGAAATCCGTTGTGTACCGAATTGTATCAATGAGTTAGCCCGCTCGTGTCGCCGTGGTGTTGCAAAGAAGGCCTGCCGAGCGAACCCTCGGGGCCCCTGCTCCGCCCGGAGTCGTGGTGCGTTGTTGCGACCAACAATTTGAGGCTCGATCGGGGTCGTGAGGCAACCCGCCTCGAGTCGGAGGAATCCAAATGAGCGATCAAGACAACGACTGCGAAGAATGCTTCGGCACAGGCGACGACCTTTGGATGAAGTCGCGCTATCCTATCCGCAAGATTCTGTACCGGCTCTGCCCAGCGTGCGGCGGCAGCGGTAAGCACCCACCCCGGAATCGTCCGGTGTTCAAGGTCGCCACTTCGTGATGCCGTACACAAACCGATTGAGGCACAATCGCCGTGCTCAGTGAGGTGCATCACCTCCGCTCTGCCCTTGGTTCGCCATTGCTCGGTCTGAACCATGGGGAGCTCGGTGAAAAGCAAAAGGCCGGCGTCGGAAGCGCCGGCCTTCGCTGTACCCACTGAGATGGCGATCCCGCGGGCGGTCCGGAGTGCTCCTCCGGGCCGCCTAGGATTGCATGGGCTACCAAACCCCGCAACCTCGGACGAGAGACACAATCTCGCGACCAGTGACGGGCAGCCAGTCATCCACACCCACGACGCGCAGTAGCTCGCGCGCGTTCCTGGGCCCAAGGGATTGATGATTTGACTCCGGCCGGCGCTGCGCTTCGATGGCGGCATGCCTCGACCTCGACGTCACACGCCAACCCATGCCGACGGTCGACCGCAGAAGATCACCTTCGGCGAGATGCGCAGCATGGGCCTTCGCGGCGTGCTGGTCTATTGCCACTGTGGCCGTCACGTTGCCCTCGACGCCGGCCGCTGGGGCGATCAGGTGCGGCTGTCTGATATCGAGCCGCAGTTCGTCTGTCAGGGGTGCGGCAGCCGCGGTGCGGACGTGCGGCCTGACTTTGATCGGGGCAACCCACGGCTTGCGATCATGGGCGCGAAACCGAAGGCGGACCGTTTACAGAGCGACGACCTTCGTCTCTTGTGAGTGCTGCTAGTCTGTCCAACTGGGTGGCCAAGCCGGCGAAGCTCTTTGCGATGTTCTTCAAAAGGGAAGCCCGCGAGGCTGAAATACCTGGATCTGTGGAAAGTGCTTTGTAGCGCTCTGCTGCTTCTTGGCAGGCTGCGGCGGTAATCATTTCGGGCTCCGTTGCCAAAAATAACTATAGGTGAGAACCGCTGTCATACTACCGTGGGTCGCCGACCGGCCCAAATCACAGTGGCGACAACGCTTCGCGCGGCAAAGCACTCGTCTAGGAACGCGCCCTCCTCGCGGCGGTTGGCCTCTCACATATGCCGAAGAACAGGTGACCCTCCTTCGGTAGCTCCCAGCCGTCCAGACAGCGGCTGGGTCATTTTTTCGTTGGCCCGCCAGCGTGAACCGCGGATCAGCGGAGCGCTGCGCACAAACGACGGCCCCAGCAGGGGGCGGCGGCTGGGGCCGTTGGAAACGGTCCGGCACCAAGGGGGCTTTGAACCGGAGCACAGCACCAATCCAACCGATTGCCGCTAGTTCCCGGAGTGGAGCGCCAAACGCGCGTTCGGACGATGGGCCGTCCCGGGTGGATGTCGCAACACCTGGAGTGTCGCGCCACAGACCGAAATCTCAATTCTCTCGGCTGGAGAGTCGTCCCTATCGCCACCGAGGCGGCCTTAGCTCAGGTGTTCCGCTTATAAATACACACAGAAAGAACAAAGCTGGTGCGCTATTTCACACTATCTGTTCTGGGTCGGAGAACTACGGGCTTCCTCTTGCCCGACAAAAGGCCCGCCAGCGCGAACCGGCGGGCCTGATTGTCAGGGCTCAAGTCGGGTTGCTTCGCTGGGGTCAAGCCGCTTTGGCCGCCCGGATGGCCTTCAGGACCGTTTCGCGCGCGCCCTGAGGCGGTTCGACGACCATCCAGCAGTACGGGTTTCTTTCATCCTGCTCGTGCACATGCAGCCATCGGCGCGGCTGGTAATACCATTTGTACCGCTTCCCCTCGTGAGCAGCCTCGCCAAACCATTGCCCAGAGCCGACATGCTTCTCCACGCTGGTGATCTTCATGCTGTGTACGTCGTTCCGCCGAATGACTGGATGTCCGATAGCCGCCAAGTGCATGGCCGTTCTCCTGTGTGCGCCCCGCGGCGAACAAGTGCGTTCGCAACGCCTCAGTTCTGGCGGCACAACGGGAAGCAGGATTGCGCGTGCCGGGCTGGCTGGAATCAGGAGCTGGGGAGACAATTGATCGGCGCCGGTGGCGCCTTGTCCGATCTTGTCGGTCATGCCATCACCGCCTGCGTCCAGTCCTGCGACCCGACCTGCTCCAGCAGGCCGTTATGGTCGCCAATGCCGGACTCAGCCGGATCGAGTTCGCAATCATCAGCGCTGCCATCCGACCAGAGGGTTTGGTCGACCTGCTGGCCGCACGAGCCTAGAGCCGGCTCGCCTGTCTCCGGCTCCCTCTCGAAATCCTCCTCTACCTCGGTGCAGACGTAGGGGTCGGAGGCGTCGAGGAAGGCGATCAGCCGCTCGATTTCGGCCGCAGCCTTCTCTCGGAGCCCGGCGAGGTGTCTGAGCGCCTTCTTGCGGTCCCGTTCTTGCCGAGCGAGGCCGGAGGAAATGGGCGCATGGGTGAGGCCCGCAGCTGGCGGGAACATAGGTCTGGCAAGTGTCATGGGTAGTGCTCTTCGGTTTGGCTTTCGACAGCCGCGCCGGTGACAGACCGGCAGCCGGGGGGTCGAAACCAGCCGAAGAGACTGGTCGGCGTGCTTTTAAGCCTTTCGGCTCTGGACATGGCGCACCGCCCCCGGCATAAAGGCCAGGTTGAGGCGCGCCGCCAAGCGCTCCTGAGCGCCTGAGGAAACCCGCCAAGGTCTCCTACGCGCATTGTCGGCCGCCACCCCGCCAAAGGTCGCTGGCCTCATCTTCGGTCCGGGTTTCGACACCCACGGACACTGCACCACTGATTTGGTTAAAAATCCACCCCTTTCGGGGCGCCTCGGCGCGCTGGAACGTTTGGTGCCGCAGCGCGTCCTGAAGGCATCGATCCTGTTGCCCTGTGGATCGACCGATGGACACAGTAGTTGCTTATGCGATCTCGGCCTTTATCGTCGGCTTTGGCATCGGGATCTTCATTGCCGGTCTAAATTCTGGCGCGCCAGCTCTGTGGGCCTGCGTCGCCCTGATACCCATCGCGATCGGGCTCCTGAGCGCTTTCGGTCCCAAATAGCAAATCCATCCCCTTCAGGGACGCACCCGCGCCCGAGGCGATCAGCCAGGCAAAAAACGGCCCCAGCCATTTGGCGGCGACTGGGCCGTTGGGACTTACTCCGGCATCGCAGGGGGCTTGGAGCCTGAGCGTAGCACCAAGCCAGTCGCTTGCAGATCGTTCCTAGGGAAGTGACTACGGCCCGGTGTGCCTAGGAGACCGCTATTTGGGCGACTGCAAGCGCGGCGAGTTCAACCATTCGGACAGATGCGAGCCCGTTTCCGCAATCCTAGCTAGCTTCAGCATGGCGTCACGCTCAGCCCCAGGAGGCAACTGACTAGCTTGTTCTTTGAGCTTCGCAGAGTTCTCAGCTATTCGGTCTTCGAGGGAGCGGGTTTGCTTTGCGCGACGGCGGCTGTCGGTCATGGCCATAGCTCCAAGGCCCCGACATTAACGTCTGAGGAAGAGACCGGTTCGCACCCCCGGGCCTTGTTCGCGGCCTCAATTACTTGAGCTAGGTCAACCCTCCCGACTGCCGCGGGCGAACTCTGCGGGCATGCCCGATCCCGACAAACAGCCTGAGGGGAAGGAGGCCGAGCCGTCGCGGCTGGAGGAAGCGCGGCGCGTGATCGAGGAATACGCCGCCGACCTCCGCGAGATCATCAAGAAGCTGGCCCGCAAGCTACACTGAAGGCCCGTGCCGTGCGGCCGATAAAGAAACGACATCCCCATTTTGGGCGAGCCGCCGCAAACCTTCCCGCTTAGTGCCCTGGACACCCGCAGAGGGGAATCAGGATAGTCAACAAAAAGCCCGGCACTTGGCCGGGCTCACATTGATTTTCGAAAGCAGTTAAGCTGCCTTGTTCTTCCGCGCTGCCTTCGCAGCCGACTTCGCATCGGCGCGGAGTAGCGCAAGAACGGCTTGTGGGTTCCGCTCAATAATCATCAGGTAGGCACGCAAGCCGTCCAGAGGGCGCGTGCGCCCTTGTTCCCAATCGCGGATTTGATTGATCGTGAAGCCAAACTCTTGAGCAAAATCATCCTGAGAAAGTCCAAGCTTCTTCCGAATGCCGCGAACATTGATCTCCGGCGGGACATAGAGCTTGGTAGGCTTCGAGTTGCCGCGCGCGATCTCCAGCGCTTCGGTCAAGCCCGCCGCGATCTTGTCGAAAGCTTTCTTACTCATCCCGCTAATCCTCTCCGCTCTGCCAAGCTGGAAATTTTCTTTTTGTACTCGTCTACGATCAGTTTGGTTAGGGCTTTCAGCCCTGCTGCTTCTTTGCCCGTCAACGTTGACTTTTCTCCTTTGCCGAATACCGTGATGAGAAAGACCGGCATTGTCTCACCAGAGTAGAACGTCACCGTCCGATATCCGCCGCTCTTGCCTTTGCCGCGACCTGCAAATCTGACCTTGCGGCACCCCCCGGTGCCAACCATCTCGTCTCCGGCTTCGGGGTTCTCGGCCAGATAGGTGATCATGTCGAAGATTTCATCTTCGGACAGCCCCGCCTGCTTCGCGGCTGCGTCAAAAGGTTTAGTACGGGCGACAGTATGCATGGTTCGATTACTACGTAATTAACGTACCATGCTCTTGTACGTAATTCACGTAGTACAGTCAAGTTCCGGCCGCAATAAGCCGCCGGGTAACTTTTTCGCAACACCGCTGGACTTCCCACCCTCGATTACCGGAAGTCCTGGGTTCCCGAACCGGACGGTTCGGCTCCAGCGGCAGCACGGCATCGATCGTCCAGACGGGATCAGCCCCTAATTGCCTCCCGCTGCGCTGAAGCGATGGCACCCGTAATTTTCCTTGGTCCCCCGCTTTTACGTGCCCGGCCCATTGCTCTCGCGCGTCGGTTGCGCTTGGATGCCGTTTTTGGGGTCGGGGGATCCACATGCGTGGTTTGGGTATTTTCGCGCTTTGCGCCGTGCTGGGCGGCTGTATGTCGACTGGCGAGACGGTTTCTTTCCGAACATCAAATCCGCAGCAGCAAGCGCTCATGCGCGACGGGCAACCCGCCCTCGTCTCTCGGCAGAAGAGCTCGCTCGTCCTGGTGCGACCGGCATCCCGACAGATGCAGGCCAACGGACGGCCGGTCTTCGTGGTCGGCATCAACAATCTAAGCAAGCAGCCGGTCGACTTCCGGGTTGGACAAGTCGAAGCTGTCCAGCACGCCGCCGGCTCTGATTTCGAAATGAAGATCGTGACCTACGAGATGTTGGTGCAGGAGGAGCGAAATCGGCAAGTCGCCGCCGCCCTCCTCACCGGATTGGCCGCCGGCGCCAATGCTTACAGCGCCGCGAACGCTGGTCATGGCAGCTACACGACCCCCAGCGGACGCACGGGAACGTTCTACAGCCACGGCGGCTGTGATCGCTCAGAACAACGCCGCTGCTCAGAACGAGGCGATGATCGCTGCCACTGTTGAGACGGGGCAGCGCAATATGGCAGCGCTGGAGCAAGCCGTAATCAAGGACAACACCTTGATGCCAGGTGAATGGTACGGCGGACAGCTCCACCTTGCGCCCCCGACCGACCAAGGCGGCGGTCCCAAGACTTACACCATCGTGATCACCATCGGGCCCGACCGCCACGTAATCGACGTGTCGCAGGGGCCTGCCGGCGCTTAGACCCAGCTGAAGGAATTTCCCATGCCTGAGATCGAAGTTCCCGCCGCCATCGCCGGCGCCTACACAATCTATCGCACTCAAGGATCGCCCACGACGTTCAAAGGCCCCGACCTCGGCATCGACATCAAGGACGGCTCGCTGATCGTGACAGCCAACGGTCAGGTTGCTTACGTGTTCGGCCCAAGCCAATGGCTGTCAGTAAACTTCGACCCTAAAACAGTTTAGCAGGGAGAAACAACGCGATGGCAAAATCCACCCGGAATAGCGGCAAGCCCTGGACAGCGACTGACGTAAAAGACCTAAAGCAGCTCGTGAAGGCAAACACGCCGACACGTGTAATTGGTCTGAAGTTAGGGCGCACCGAAAATGCGATCTACAATAAAGCCTCTGAAGAAGGAATTTCGCTCGCACCCACTAACCAAAGCCCCTACGGCACAAAGAAGTAAATGAAGCGAAACGCCCCGTGCCCATGTGGGTCAGGGAAGAAATTCAAGCACTGCCACGGCCAACACAAGGCTGATGAACGAAGCGACATCATGCGTCGCCGACGTGAAGCAGAAGTCCGCGACAGACAGGCGCAGCAAGGTCTCGGCAAAGCGATCCAGTTTTATAAAGTTCAGGATGGCACCGCATTGGTGATCGGCCGGGAGCTTATGATCGGCCGCTGGTTAACGTTCACTGATTTCCTGCTTGACTATCTAGCCGAGCGCATGGGGCGATTATGGATCGCCGAGGAGATGAGCAAGGGTGTTGACGGTCATCTGATTGGACAATGGGCATCGGCGATGCGCGGCGCCAAAAGCAGCGTTCCTCCGGGAATGGTGACTTCCAACAAAATCAACAACGGCTTTCGAAGCATTCTCTCGTTGGCATACAATATCTATCTGATCGAGCACCATTACGAGCAGTATGACAAGCCGCTGTTCGATCGCTTCGTAAAACGACTACGTCGACCAGATGGCTTCCTAGCGACCGTAGCAGAGACTTACTCCGCAGCCGCCTTCCTCAAGGCCGGATTTATGTTGGAGTATGAGGATGATCTTCAAGCCGGGCACCACGCCGAATTTGTGGCGACCTATCCGCTGACGGGCAGGCGCTTCTCTGTGGAGGTCAAGTCCAGAACTGGGGCACTAAGGCCAGGAGCACCCATAAAAGATCAGATCAAACTAAAAAATAAGCTCTCTCAGGCACTGAAGAAGGATCTGCCGTGGTCCCGAGTCGTCTTCGTCGATTTGAACATCCCAAATGTTATCGTGGACCATGAAGACCCACTTCTTGCTGACGCGCTATCTGAGGTCGAGGAAGCTGAGCGTTCGCTCCGAATAAAAAACGCCCCGGCTCCATCAGCCTACCTGTTCCTCGCCAATCAACCATTTCACTACAACCTCACATCGCTGGAAGGAGCCCCGATGATTGGTGCGCTTGGATTCAAGCTGCCCACTTTTCAGCCGCGAGGTGCCATCAGCTTTCGTGACCATATTATCGCGAGGGAAGCTCACCCGGAAATGCATGCTCTCATTCAGTCGATGGCGGTCCATAGCGAACCGCCATCTACCTTTGACGGTCAAGCTCCAGAATTTGTCTATGAGAAGCCAAAGTTTCCCCGGTGGCTGATTGGCAACGAATACGTTGTACCTGGCCCCAATAATGCTGAAGTGGTTGCCGTGCTAACGAGCGCATGCGCGATGCCCGATCAACGCAAAATGATGGGAATCTTCGCCCTCAACGGATTTCACTTCTCTGTCGAAGCCCCAATGACCGAATACGAGGTTACGGTCTATCTTAGGAAACCTGAGACATTCTTTGGAGTAGTTCAAGAAGTCACTCAGCAGGTCAAGAGTGCGGCTGAACTGGCCGACTTTTTCTACAGCGTCTACAAGGACACGCCACGCGAAACACTATTGGATTGGATGAAGGATCATCCATTGATCGATCAGGTGCGTGACTTCAGCCAAAAAGATCTTGCAATCTGGGTATGCGAGCAGTGGGGATTGGGAGCAAATCAGCACCAAAAGCGCGACTGAGGCAGCAAGCAGGCGCGCAGGCGCCCGTGACCTAAAACCATCCCTTTTGGGGAGCGCGTCGACGCTCCTTCTGGTAGAATCTTGGGATGGTTCGCCCCCGCCGCATCGAGGTGGTTCTAGCTGCCCTGCTTCTGGCCTCTTGGGGCGTCTATCGCTTTTTTCAGTGAAGGTATCATGGACAGCCCGCAGCAGCCACCAGAATACAAGCCCGTCTTAGATCCCAAAGAGCATCTTGCGCTGCGCGTGCGTTTAGCTGAGCGCGAGCACGACAAAGAGACCGAATTTGGCCGGAAGGCGAACGAGGCTGCGGTAAAGGCGGCGGAGGAAGCAATCAAAGCGGTGATTCTCATAAATGGCGGTAGCTCAGTCGCCATGTTGGCCTTCATCGGAACGGTTGCTTCCAAAGATCTGATCTCGCCCGAACACCTCACTCAAGTCATCAAACCTCTCCTGTTTTTTGGATCAGGCGTGGCCGCCGCGGTCATGGCGGCAGCGGCGGCATATTTCACCAATCTCATGATCGCAGGGACCTCAAACCGCATGAGCCGAAACTATGAGGAGCCGTTCCTACGCGATACGGCTTCTTCGAAACGACACAGGGTCGCCGGCGAGTGCTTCCGCTATTTGGGCGTTCTGGCGATGACGGTAGCTATTGGCTTCTTCGTGTCAGGCCTGGTTAAGGCAAAAGCGGCGTTTGAGGTCATTGCAATCTCAAAGCAAACAACAAATTCCCGCTGAGGGATCCCAATCCATTAAATCCAACCCGTTCCATCCGCCAGCGGCGTCAACTCGATCGAGCCGCCGTTGGAATCGATCACGTAGTCCGCCCCGCCCATGATGGTCTTGGCGGTGCCGAGCGAAGTGATGGTTATTGGGTTGGTCAACGCATCGTATTTGCCGTCGACGATCTTCACCTTCCGGGTGGCGTCATACGGATCTGGCAGCTCGACGGGCGTCGGCTCGCCGACGTCTTTCCTGATCACAATGATATCGACGTCTTCGACGCCAACCGTCACCGTGCCAGCCGCAGTGTGATAGCGTTGGATGATGCCCTCTGACTCGACGTCGGAGCCTTGAGCCAAGCCTATACCGACGTAACGCCGGATACTTTCCTCCGCTCCTTGAAATGCACGGATTCTATAGAACCCTCCGACGCAGTGAAAATCAGCAGACCCAGATGCATCCGTCTTGAAGGGGTTACCTTTTGGATTTCGCCCCAAGGGATCCGAATAGCATTGGATCAAGCTGCCCGAAGTCTCGGACCGCACTTCAACATTGGCGAACGGGACCACATCGCCTCGATGGTTGGTCACAACGAATTGGTGACGAGCCACTCGGATAAAGTCTCTGCTTGATTGCACCATCAGTGCAGCCTTTCCCAACTATGGGGCACCGTCCGCAGCGACTGCACCACGGACGGCATCACCTCAAGGATTGAAAATCGTATCCACCAACACCGGTCCGGTCAGGTTCGAGCCCCCCGCTTGAGCATTGGCCACGAGGCGCGTGCAGCCATTGACCGCTTTCGGCGGACTGAGCATGAAGTTGCCCGACGTGTTGGTTCCGGCCAGCGTGAACATGCCGACGCAGTCGACACCGCCGATCACCGAGCGCGCCCGGACCTGGCCGTTGTTTATGCTCGTGATATTGATCGTCACCGGATTGATAATCTGCTCGGTGTGGATACCGACGATATCGACAAAGCCGCCCACGATTGCCAAACCATCGGCGCGAGGGCCGCCAGAGCCGGAAGAGAACCCGGAAAGGTTGAGGTTGTTGACCATGACCTGCGTGGTGCCGTAGTTGATGTAGACCTCCGGTCCGTTCGCTCCGCCACAGTTCGCGTTGGACTTACCTCCCTTGTATTCAACGCTGTCCATCAAAATGTAGGTAGCGCCGCCATAGCCAGTCTCGTAAGTCGCTCCTCGTCCGCAGCCGCCGGGATATATCGTCATGCGGCGCATGCCGGCTTCGTGCTGGGCGTTATTGGTGTACACCACAGAGCGCGAGGAAATGCCGCTGACAGAAGCGCTGTTGAAGATCTGGAAATCTTCCAGCAGCGTACCGAAACAGGCAAGGTGCGTGTTGCTGTCGCAGAGCTCGACCTGGTTTGAAGCAGCATTAAAGGTGTCGCAGATTTTGATGACGCTCGTGTAGTTGCCCTGCCCCTTTATTTTAACGCCCTGGGGAACAATCAGAGAATCGTCAACATTGCACCCGTACAGAGCGGTTGCTTTAGCAAGAAGAACCTGACCGCCAATCGCACCACCGAGATCTGAGATGGTTGCGGTGCGATAGCCCGCAAAGCTGATCGCGTTTTGAAGCGTTTCGGTGTTATTGGTCGCGGTGCCGTCATTGCCATCCCAATCGAACTTAACGCCAAAGGCGCGGGTATCCAGGCCTGCGGCCGGATATTGGATTTGCCACTTGTTGCCGGCGCTATCGGTGAAACTGCCTGTCGGAGTTGTGACCGTCGAGACTGTCCAAGTCTTCGCGCCAGAGCAGCCTGGAATTGTGCTACCGATGGAAAGGACATCACCCGCGGCATATCCGATCGCGGAGTTTCGCCCGCCTCGGCCCATGGAGATGACGGTAACCACACCCCCAGACACTGTGACGACGGCCTTGGCCCCACGACCGGACCCACCATCAAGGTCGACGCCATAGTATGTGCCGTTGGTGCAGCCAGAGGTTCCGTTCGCTGTAAGGGTGCCGGATACTATTTGGGTGTCGATGAAGTTGCCCCCGATCTTCTGGAACGTTGCCTCGCCGCCATCGCCCGCGGTCGCATAGCCCAGCGTCCGGACCGCGCTGAAAGCTGATAGATCCTGCGTCGCCGCAAAGGTGCGCGATGACAGCAAGTTGGTGGAGAGCGTCGAGCCGGTGACGTCGAGGCTGCCCATCTGCGTCGAGATCGCGCCGGTCACACCATCCAGCGAGCTGACGCCAGACGCGATCGATGATCCGACAGCCTGCGCTGTCCACTTCGAGGACCCGTCCGACACCAGGATATAAGCGCCGTTGGCCGAGCTGATGGTGACGCTGGTGCCGCCGTTGACGGTATCGCTGCCGGCGCGCGCGATTACCAGAGTGTTGGTGCCGGTGACGGTGCCGGCGAAGTCGGCGACGATGAGCTCTTGGCCGGCATTGACGGCGTTCGCCGCCGGCAGCGTCCAGGTCCGTGACGCCGTGAAAGTCGCATTGGTGCCGACGACGCGGTCTGAGGCATCGATCGAATATGCGGAATCGCCGTGACCGGTGAACTTGTCGACTTGGAGATTGCTGCGTGCGCCCGCCGGCGTCTCCGCCCCGGTCCCGCCCCGACGAACATGCATTGGAGAGGTGCCGAAACTCTCTTGGGCGAGCACAGGCGAAGCAAGCGCGCTGGCTATGATTGCCAGCACAGCGAGGAGAAAGGCGGTAGCTGAAGAAGGCTTGCGCGCGAACCGTGACATTTTTTAAGCGTCTCTCGTCGAGGAGAGGCCCCAATCAGGGAGGCCGCTGAGAGACGTTCACGCCGATGTCCAAAGGCGGGGCTCTTTTACGGGAAAGCCCAGATCCGAAACGCTCTTGAGGCGAGCGCAGCCTAGTCACTCAGAGGGGAGAGATTCCGCTTGTAGTAGGTTCTTGAACTTGGCTTCGTCCAATCCGGCGAGCTTGCGCAACGTCTGCGCGACAACATGCCAACGGCCGTTCTGCGTTTTCAATTCGCGCACTTGATCGCGCGTCGATTTCAGTTCGCGCTTCAGGCCAACGATGACTCTGTCTTGGTCGCTCATGTTTCTGAATCGTTATTGGATCATCCAAGCATCGCCAACGCGCCGGAAGGCCGCGATGCCATAGTTTCCATCAATCGTGGTTTCGCCGACGTCGATTTCTCCAGAGATTGTCAGGACGTACTTCTGCGCGGTCCCGCTGCAATCCTTTATGAGGACGAATAGCGAAAGAACGGATGTCGCCCGGCCGAAAATGACGCGCGTCGCTTCGGGCTTCACCTTGTTGATCAGCACCACTTGGTCTGTCGGCAGAATGCGAACATCTCCCGGTTCGGTCACATTTCGGAAGTTTCCAGAGGAAAAATCCAGCGGCGCACACCTCCGCAGATTGGTTTCGGGACTGCTCTGCGCCAGCGCCGGAAGAGCCGACAGCACCGCCATCGCGATGGCCATGGACATGGTAGATTTTCGGCTCATACAAACCTCCACACGTTTGACTTCTCCGGCCTTCCCGGCCACGTCGGCAGCGATGTGTCGCAGATCGCGCCGTAATCGCGTTCGGCATCAACGCGGGGCGCCGCATTCGATCGAGACGAATTGACTCTCACGAGTAGTGCTCCACGACGCGTTTTTGCAGCTCGCAAAGTATTTCCTTAAATCGAGCGACTGACGCTTCGAAATCGGCCTCCCATTTACTCTGCAAGAGAGGCTGCTCAATCCGATCGTCATCACTCAGACAGATCGCATACGCTTCTTTCACAGCCCCCTTGTCGACGATGCTAATCTCACCGAGGCGCGCAGCATGAATGAGCCTGACCTCGCGACCCTCGATTCTCTTCATTTCGAAATCGGAGACGTGGTATCCAACTGAGACGCTCGTCTTCGATCCGGACTTGACACCAGCATAGACGCGATGTCCCTCTGGAGTGTCTGGTAAGATAGCTTTGAAGCTGAGGCCGACTTCGTCAGCCCAAATATGCAGACCCTCACCCGTCACATTGAGAAGCTTGTATTCGTTGTGATCTTCGAGAAGGCGCACATCCGACTTCTGAATTAGCGTCCTTGCGAAACACCCAGGCATGAAGACGTCGATGCCTTCCTTATAGGGGTGAGGCTTCTTGAAGCGGGTTGCGTATCCTCCAATGGCGAGTCTGTGCCCTGCGCTCAGACGGCGGATCTCACGTCGCTCCTCGTCCGGCACCCAATTGATGCTGACCGGGGCGCCGTATTCGATCGGGCAAGGCCTGGCCATGGTCTCGTAATCGCGCCAACTCATTTCAACGAAACTCCGGCGGGAAGTCGGCTGCCTTCATGAAGCTCCCTTCGACAGCCTCACGCAGATACCGCGCTAGGTTGCTGTCTGGATTGTTCGGGTGCCCGAGGAACCAAGGTGCCATTCCGCTGATACCCGACCAGTCGACGTTGTTCCCGTTCACATGGTCGGCGAATTCGTTGTAGCGCCGGTTCGCCTCATGAAGCTCAAGCAAAGATTTGCAGATCTGCGCGACGATCTCGCGATATGCGGGCTCCAGACGCTTCATGACAATTGCCGACGCGGCGCGACGCTCAACGTCGATCTCGCGGTCAAGTACCAGAAGAGCCGCCTCGCGATCTTTGATGTCGCGACCGATCGCCTGAATATCTCTATCAAGGTCCCGCTTGGGCGCTACTTCGACCGGCTGCCGACCAAGGATCTTTGCCACTCGGGCTTCTGTTGCTGCGTTTGATCCGCCATCGCCTTTAGCATCCCACGTGGCATCTCCGGCGGCATCCGCCAACTCTCTCTGGCGCCGGCGTAGCGCCTCAATGTCGCAGCCGATGGCCTCAGCCTTTTGGCGAAGCTCACTGAGCTTCGGGGAGACGTCTTCGGGTCTCAGCAGGTTGGAGTTGTCGTTGCTCTTGAGTAGTTTCAGCGGTGCCATCACTGCGCCTCGTGAATGATTGGCCCTACGATGGCACGTCCCCTGACCAACGAAATCACTTGCGTTGGTTTTTCTTGCGCTCGGCCAATCGCAGGTGTTTGCGGATTCGCTCCGCACATTTGTTGCGATCTTCATAAGGCGATAGATCTCGGGCAACGCAGCGCAATATCTCAACTTCCTTTTTCGGAGTGGGCTGTTCAGCGTTTGTCGCTAAGCGACGCTGCGCCTCAGCGACTAGCGCATGATTGTTTGGATTGGCCGTTCTGCCGCCATGAGCGCGCATCAACTCTTTCGCAGATCGAAGAACGTCACGATCTCCGCTCGCTTCTGCGAGATTGTAGAGCATTTCGGCGAGGACGGCCTTGGATTTTGTGTTGAGCATCTCGTTGGCCGCTCAATCGTCGAAAAATTCGTCGCGAACGCACTTCTCGGCGACTGGCCGCCTGCGCTCGTCTGTTAGGCCCAGATCCGCCATGTACCCGCGGAGCTGAGCATGCCTCGAAGCCGGAAAGCTGGCCGGTGCACGTCGCATCTCCTGATAGAGCTCGCAGAAAACAATCGCTGACGGCTCGCGAGAGGCATCCAACCAATGGGCCGGCTCGATGTATCGTTTCCAGGCGGCCCGCGCCTCCCCTTTGAGGTACGACGGCATTTTAAGCGAACCGAAGCCGTGCGCATCACGCTCGACGGCAGCCCGGACGTCAGCCTCGCGGCCGTGTCTCGTGGGCCGGTGTGTGCCGTCAACCAGGCGGAGATGGGGTGGCTTTGGACGTCTGCCTTTGACCATAGTAGAAATTCCAAAATCTATTTTTGGCTTTTTGCGAATTTTCCGGCGCCATCGGTCCCGAATGTGAATCGCCCAGACTTTGGCACGGGGGGTGGGTGCTCAACCGATAGGCCAACCATCGGACCCAACTTTTTGCGGAAGTCGACCACGCTCAATCAGCCGCTTGTCACGGTTGTGGTGGGGCTCGCAAAGGCTTTGCCAATTGGACCGGTCCCAGAACAGGTCCTGATTGCCCTTATGCGGGATGATGTGGTCCACTGCGAAGACTGGCGTCCACCGGCCTTCCTTGGCGCACATTACGCAAAGCGGATTGTCGCGCTTGAATGCTGCTGCGGCCACGTCCCAAGCGCGCGTATAGCCACGCCGGCGAGCGCTGCCGCGACGCCGATCGTACTGCCGCTTGGCCTCAGTCTCCTTCATCGTCGTCCCCAACTTCGGTGCAGCTATCGAGGAAATCGCGCAGCTCTGCGATCTTCTCGCGGTCCCGCATCCTGA